GCCCTCGAAAGCGAGCGGGACGGCTTCGTGCAGCTGGACGGCAGCGAGCTGCCGCCGGTGTACCAAATCACTCAGACCTTTGACGTTTCCTGGCAGGAGACCTAGAGCACATGTCCACGTACGCAACCGGCGTCGGCTTCTCGTTTGCGGGCTCAAACTACACGGTGACAAGCGTCACCTATTCGCTGGGCAACACTGGCGGCGGGGCTGATCTTATCGACGCCACGCACCTCGGCTTGACCACTGGGGCCAGCGTGATATCTCTGCCTCGGCCACTTCTGGGCACGCCCGGCGGCGACACCGGAAAGACGGTCTCGATTGAGTACATCGGCACTGCCCCGGTTGCTCAAAATGCCACTGGCACGCTAACGCTTACTGGGCCTGTGTCCGTCTCTGCTATGGCCACCTGTCAGAGCGCGAGCGTCACGCTGACTGTCAACGACATCGTGCGGGGCTCGGCTGAGTTCCAGCTGGCGTAACGCCAAGGGGGCCACCCGTGGCGACGTACAGCACTGGAGTTACGGCCACTTTTCCTGGGGCCACGCTCACGGAGATCGTGGACCTGTCGTTTAACTTTGGCGGCGGCATGCCTGACGGCCGTGGGACTGCCTTCAAGGCAGTCCAAGGCTCAGTGCAAATCAGCACGCTGGGTGGCGCTACCTCCAGCGTCTACGGCACACGTGGCAGCTTGGTGATTGCTGGCGGCGGCTTGGCGTTGACAGTGACCGCAGTATGTACGGACGTGGCTGCCGTTGCAGAACTGAACGGCGTCACACGGTACAGCTACACATTCGACATCCTAGGGTGATTCATGCCGCTGACCCGCGACCAGATCGACAAAGCGACCGACGCCAAGATCCTGACGGTGCCATGCCCTGAGTTAGGTGGTGATGTTTGCATCCGCCTTATGAGCGTCGGCGACCGCGACTCGTACGAGCTCAAGCTGCTCGAGGCGGAAGGCAAGGCGATCCCAGACTTTCGCTCAGAGCTCCTGGCTCGCACGCTCTGCGACCAGGCGGGCGAGTTGCTGTATCCGGGCCCGGAAGGCGTGGCCGCCCTCAAGAAGCGCAGCAGCGACGTCATGCACAAGCTCTGGGCTGCTGCCCTCAAGCACAACGCCCTGACGGAAGAGGAGATCACCAAACTAGCGGGGGAATGAACGCCCGTCCGACGCTGCAATTCAAGATGCGTCTGGCCGGGCACCTACACAAGACAGTGGCGGAAATCGACCGCATGGACTCGCGCGAGTTCTCAATGTGGATCGCCTACAGCCGGTGGTTTCGCCCGCTAGACGATTCGTGGATGCAGACCGGCATGCAAATGTCGGCTGCCTTGGCACCGTACAGCAAGCACAAGCCGCCAGACCCGCAGGACTTTATCCCAGTCGACTCGCTGACACCGCAGCACCCCACGCAAGTGGTCGACAACCTCAAGGCCCTGGCCGCAGCACTCAACCAAAAGAACGATGGCTAACGTCGCAGTCGGCTTCCAGTTGACGGCAAATGCTGCGGGCATGGCCCAAGGCATCAACGCTGGCGTTGTGGAACTGCAGAAACTGGGATTGGCCGCTAAGCAAACGGCCGGCGATGTTCGGGTACTGACCGGGCTGCAACTAGGCACGGCGTTCGTATCGGCCGTGCGCTCGGTGGCGCAGTCGTTCGCCTCGTTTACCGCTGGGGCATCGACCAGCATCGACGCCACCAACAAGCTTAGCCGCTCGCTTGGCATATCGTTCACCGAGTTGCAGCGGATTCAGTTGGCGGCCGACCTGTCTGGTGCCTCGAGCGAGACGCTGGCCAATGCGTTCACTCGGGCACAGTTAACGATCGCTAAGGCAGCCGGCGGCGGCCGCGAGGCAACTGCATCGCTGCGAGCGCTTGGGCTGTCTGTTGATGAGCTCGCTGGCCTAAGTGCCTCCCAGCAGTTTGAGGCGATTGCCACGGCGATTGCTGGCATCGACAACCCTGCCCGGCGGGCGGCTGCTGCGGTGTCCATCTTCGGGGAATCGGGCGCGAAGTTGCTGCCGACGTTCCAAGAGCTGGCGAGCAACCTGCAGCGGGCCGAAGGATTCTTTGCGGGCTTTCGCTCGCAGTTGACAGGCGACGATGCGGCTAGGGTTGAAGCGATCAACGACGCATTCACTGAGGTACAGGCCGCCGTCACGCAGACGGCCGCAGTGATCCTTGCGAAGCTAGAGCCAGCTCTGACGGCTGGGGCCAGGTCGGTTACGCAATTCCTGCAGGGCCTAGATGTGTCGGCCGTGGCAGCCTCTGCGGAAGGTGCCATTTCCGGGCTGGCTAGAGCGGCAGAGTCTGTCGGAAGTGCTTTTACGATTGCATACAACGTGCTGGCACCATTGGCTTCTGCGATTCTTCCGCCAATGGCCGAAACACTTGGGCTGATTTCTGGAAACCTAAACGGTGCCGCGATTGGCGCAGGTCTGGCAGCTGGCGCAATGGGCATTTACGTTATTGCGACAACTGGGGCAGCCGCGGCGACGGCCGCTCTATCTGGTGCCATCAGCGCGCTTTTGTCGCGCACCGGAATAGGCGTGCTAGTTCTTGCGTTTGGTGCTTTGGCTGGTGCAGCTATTGCATACGGCTCACGTGGCGGCGAAGCGTCGCAGCAGGTCGCTGCCGAGATGCGGAAAACCGAGGAGACGGTTAAGGCAAACCAGAAGGCATTCAATCAAGCCGCCGTCGCCGCCCAAGACTTCGGTGCCAAGGTCAAGGCCGCTGTAAAGATCCCTGACCTGTCGTTGGGCGACATCGCCCAAGACTCAATCAACTCGGCCCAATCGGCTATTGCCGGATTGGCCAAGGAGTTGGGCGGCACGGTCAACCTGCCGCGAGAGTTGGTGGCCCAGTTCAACAGCATCCAGCAGTTGGCCGCTCAGGCGAACGGCGACCTGGTCAATCAGCGTGTCTTGCTGACGCAGCTAGTCGATGAAAGCAACCGTTTTGGTGATGCCGTGAAGCGTGTCACTGAAGCACGGCAGGCCGATGCTCGAGCCGCTCAGGAGGCCGCCGAGGCAACCCGCAAGGCTGCCGCCGACGCCCGCCAGCGAGTGACGCAACTTGCCCAGGAGGGTCTGCCGGAGGGCCAGCAGTCGCGCCTCAAGCTGGCCGAGGATCTGCTAGCGGTCGAGCAGGAAAGACGCAACGCCGAGCAGGCGATGTCGAACGCTAGACGTGCCAGCGACAACGTGGCCATTGCCGCGGCGCAAGAGCGCCTGCGACTGGTAGGCCAAGCCGCTGAGGCGGCCCGCGAGCAGGATCGCCAGCGGCAGCTGCAGGCCCTCGGCATCGACAACAACCTGCTTAAGCCCGCCAAGACGATAGCCGACGAGTTTCTTAAGGTCCGCGAGGCTTTCCGGCAGGGATTGATCGACCCGGATGAAGCCAAGAACGCTCTGCAAAATCTTGCTGCAGAAGGCATCAAGATTCGAGAAAACATTAACGCTGAACTTGCTCGCCCTGCCCAGCGTGCCCTCGAGGTGCAAGATGTCCGGACCAGCGGCGGCTTCTCAGAGTTGGTGCGTCTTGCGAACGGAAGAGAAGATCCGGCGATCGAGCAGAATCGTCAACAGTTGGTCGAGCTCACGCGAATACGGCAGGGCCTTGAAAGGGCTGGCGTTCGTCCTGCATTGATTGTGGGAACCTAATATGGCAGTGCTTGCCGTCCAAGAAGTCGTGCCACGTACGCTGCAGCATCGCATAGGCGAGGCTCCCAGCGCAGAACGCAAATTCGTGGCTACGTTGGATAACCCCGCAACGAACCACCAAGACGTGATCGGCCGAATCGGCATTGCTCATGGGACTGCGCATCCCGAGTACCCGTTTTTGCAGATGACCGATGCGACGCTGACGGAGAATGCCGGCAGCCCGTATCACGTTGAGGTTACGTATCGGTATGAGCTGCTGGCTGCGGACTTCCAGCCAAACCCGCTGCTGCGGCCAGACGTTTGGAGCTTTTCGGTTGGTGGCGCTGCCGTGCCGGCTGTTCGATACTACGGCCCTGGCGAGACGACCCAACCATTGGTAAATGCAGCCGGCGAACTATTTGAGAACCTGCAAACTGAAGAAGCCGAGGTTCGTGCCACCATTACTGGCAACCGCGCCACATTCCCGCTTGGCTTGGCGGCTTTCGTTGCCAACTGCGTAAACGAAGGTCAATACCTTGGCGGGCGTGCCTACACCTGGAAGTGCGCTGGCATCGGTGGCCAGCAAACAAGCGAAGTAGTCAACCAGACCCCGGTTTATTTCTACCAAATCACAACTGAGCTTGTGTACCGCGCATCCGGCTGGCCGCTGATTATTCCAGACGTTGGCTTCAACTATCTTGAAAACGGCGACCGTAAGCGGGCTTGGGTCTTATATCGGGATGAAGACGGCGTCACGACTCGCGTGCCCACGGCAAACGCCGTGGCACTAAGTGAAGACGGCAGAATGCTCGCCCCAGGCACGCCACCGAGATTGTTGGTTAGGCGTGTGCACCGTGCAGTGGAGTTCTCACGTTTCTTCGGCGCGCCGGCGTTCTAATGCAACTGCAAATTGGCAACAATACGCACACGTTCAGCGTCCCGCAGCCCAACGTTTATCCAGTGGGCACGGCCCGGTTAGCCGTAAAGACACGCGACGGACGGCCAATCTTTTCGCGCGCGTTAACGTCCTTTACGCGAGAGTCTGTCACGTTTAGTTTTGAACTAACCAGCGCCGACTTGACGTTTGCTGCAGATTGCGGGGAGTGCGAATGGAAACGCGGTATTTCTTACTCCGTGTGGCTTTCTCAGGGCGGCTTTTCGTTTGATCCTCCAACCAGAACCATCTCTGAGGGCCCAGTTGCTTTTTCGGGCCAGCTTCCGTGCGCAAACTGCGGCGGCGAAAATCCTCCAGGACCGCCAACGCCGCCACCTGACGAAGACGACCCATATGGTCCGGGGAGTCCCGACGATCCTGGCGTCTTGCCGCCAGAAGATCCTGGCGATGTGTGCTTGCCTACCGACTTTGTGATGCCTGCACCGGCGGTGCCCACGCCTTGCGACGGCGGCTCGGGGTTGCCAGGCGGCGGAACACTCTGGAGCGGTTCGTGAATCGTGGTGCTTCAATCGCCTGAACTTTCCTCATATTGAACCTAGGAGCTCATCATGTCGCTGACCGTTAACGTCGGGGCCGCGTTCTCGAAAGGCGTCCTGTCGTACACATTTGCTCAGACGAAAACGGCTACCGTTTCGGGAAATGGGTACAGCATTCAGTCGCCCGTGCTTGGCACGGCCACGTCGCAGATTTCCACGGCTACGATGCAGACGCTTGGCTACGCATTTCTGCAGTCGCTTGTGACGACCACGCAAAGCACCTGCACGATCACGTTTGGTCGTCTGTCTGGCACTACGATGCACTCGGTAGTGCGACTGCGGCCCGGCGACCCTGCGATCTTGCGGCTCGCGCCAGGCGACTATGCCGCCAGTGCAGCCCAAGAGGGCTACCGGCTGCTTGTTGGCATCATTGAGGAATAGCCGTGGCAGATGATCGGATTGTCTTCACCACGCCGGATGCTCGACGCATTGGGCGTGTCGTGCGTATTGTCGAAGCCGGCAACCGCGACACGCCTGGCATCGGCCTTGGGGTTCGGCTGCAAGATTTGCCGCCCAAGCAAATCCGGCTGTGTACGTGGACTGCGAGTTGGGAAGTCAACGCGCTCCAGCAAGTGCGGTTTTCCGTTGCCACGCAAGTAACTGCATCGGCCAGGAATGTCTTTCTAGGTGTTGCCCCAGGCAGCGGGGTTGTGGCGAGAGACGGCAAAGAATGGAACCTAATCTGCGTTAACCTGGCGACGCAGCCCGGATACTCGAGCGGAGACGTGCAGCTGTTCGGCCACACTAGCGACTCGCCTGCCATTGCGACGTGGTACAGCATCACTTCCTGCGCCACCGCGACCGCCAGCCCATGACCAAGATCACGCTTCAAGACGGCAAGGTCGTCCTGCGTGATGGCAAGGTCGGCACTGAGCAGGCGTGCTGCTGCGAGCAGGAGACGTGTTGCTCGTGCGCATCATCAGATTCACCCTTTGTTGATGAATCTTGCGGCCTGCAAGCCGTGATCGTTGATTTCGACCTTTCGCTACTTGGGCCGTGCCAAGGGGAGGTCGCGATTGAACTTGAAGCGACTGACGTTGATCTCGGATTTCCGTTCAGCCACCAGCAGGTTTTCACAACTTCAGGTGGCGACATAGGCATAACGGCATACCTCTGGTGCGACGGCGGATGCCTTGCCGTCCAGTTTCAGATTGGCGTACGCGAATGCAACTTTTGCCTGCCCGGTAGCGGGCTTACAATCACTGGCAGCGTACTGCTTTCTGGCGAGAACAACGAAGACGGAGTTTGCTGCCCAGTTGGGGCCACATACCGCTATGGGCCGTTTGAGCCAACAGATTCATTTCCGCAGAGTATTTGTCCTTACGTTGAAGTTCCCATCGAAATAACGTGCGTTTACTGATGCGAGCCATCAAAAAGATCGACGGCGTTTGGTGCTGCTTTATCTGCGGTGCTGCAGCTCCCGACCAATCAGTGCCGCACCGTGGCAAGTGCGTCTGCGAACAGCCGGCAAAACCCGGCCTTGGCGACAGGGTGGCCGCTGGCCTGTCGGCTGTCGGCATTACGCCCGAGCGGGTCAGTGCGGCTCTCGGTGTAAAAGACTGCGGCTGTAAGAAACGCCAGCAGCAGCTCAACGACCTGGGCCGCCGCATCGGCATCGGTTGACACCCTCGCCATAGTGCGGGCGAAAGGACTTCCGATGCCCGAGGACCACGACGTCACCATCGACGGCAA